AAGGTTTTGAAAGTTTTTTAACCAATATCAAGATTGAAAAAGAAGATTTAAGTAAGAAGATTGCTGAAGAAGAAAAAAAGATAAATGCTTTAGAGGGTCTGTTTTCCCAATTAACAAAAACAGAAAAACCTAAAAAGAAAAAGAAACAAGAAGTATTGGTTGAACCTGAGAAACCAAAGGTAGAACCTGTTGAAGAAGAACCTATTATTCCAGTATCAATAGATAGTGTAAAAGAAAAAGTTATTATTGATGAAAATGCAAGAAACATTGTACTTGAAAGATATGGTCAACTTAATCAAGGATTTCCTTTACCAAGAGAAATACAATCTGATCCTGATATTATAAGAAAAGTTCATGCTCAAATTTCTGAAATGAAAGTTGCTAATGAATTAGAAAAAGATAAGATGACTGGTTTAAGGTCTATTGATACTTTAGATAAATTAACTAGAGAATTTCTTAACTTTAAACATATCACTAGTATGCAAATGGGAACTATCGGTGGCGGTGGTTCTGTTAATTTACTTGATAGTGATGATGTCAATATATCTACAAAGTCAAATGGATTTATTTTAAAATATAATTCATCAACTGAAAGAATGGACTTTGTTGACCCAGCGTCTTTAAATAGTACTTTGATTATTGCAGATGGAGGTACACTAGGTAGTACAACTACAACAGATGCTATCACAATTGCTGCTGATGGCGATGTTACTTTATCAGGTGACTTAACTGTTGAGGGTACAACTACTACAATTGATTCAACAACAATTCAAATACAAAATTCATTTAAGTTTGAAGGTGCAAGTGCTGATGACCATGAAACAAACTTAACAACGATTGATCCTACAGCAGATAGAACAATAAGTTTACCAAATGTTTCAGGTACTCTTCCTGTTTTAGCGGCTGTAAGTGCAACACAGATAACTTCAACACCAGAAGAATTAAACTTACTTGATGGTGTTTCTGGATTAGTACAATCAGACTTAACAAAATTAGCTGCTATAGATGCTACTGCAACTGAAATTAATTTAATAGATGGTGGTACTTCACGAGGCACTACTGCTGTTGCCGATGGTGATGGTATATTAATTAATGATGGTGGTGTAATGAGAATGACCACAGTACAAACTGTTTCTACATACATGGCTGCTGAAAGTGTTGGTGGTGGAAATATGGTAACAGTAGGTGCTTTAGATAGTGGTTCTATAACTTCAGGTTTTGGAACTATTGATACTGGCGCCTCTGCTATAACAACAACAGGATTAATTAGTGGCGGCTCTTTAGATATTGATAATGTTTTAATTAACGGAACAACAATAGGGCATACAGATGATACAGATTTAATAACTGTTGCAGATGGTTTAGTAACTGTTGCAGGAGAAATATCAGTAACTACTCTTGATATAGGTGGAACAAATGTAACATCAACTGCCGCTGAGTTAAACTTACTAGACGGAGTTTCTGGACTAGTACAAGCAGACTTAACTAAATTGGCCGCTGTTGATTCAACGGCTGCTGAAATTAACTTAATAGATGGTGGTACTTCACGAGGTACGACAGCAGTAGCAAGTGGCGATGGTATTTTAATTAATGACGGTGGTGTAATGAGAATGACCAATGTTGATACAGTATCAACTTATTTTGCTTCTCATACAGTAGGTGGTGGTAATATTGTTTCTACAGGCGCTTTAGATAGTGGTTCTATAACTTCAGGTTTTGGAACTATTGATACAGGTGCATCAGCAATAACAACAACAGGATTAATTAGTGGGGGTTCACTAGACATTGATAATGTTTTAATCAACGGAACAACAATAGGTCACACAGACGATACTGACCTAATGACAATAGCAGATGGTTTATTAACTGTTGCAGGAGAAGTACAAATGACTACTCTTGATATAGGGGGTACAAATGTAACATCAACTGCTGCAGAACTCAATATACTTGATGGTGTAACAGCAACTGCTGCTGAATTAAATCTTTCTGACCTTGCAACATTAGGTACAACAGCAGCATCAAAAGTATTCACATCAGATTCTAATAATGTAACTGCTATATCTGGTGCCGTGGTTTTAACAGAAGATACACTATCATTTGATGCTACACAAGATTGGGATGTAAGAGCATCGCCGGTTGCTAAAGTAGTGCTGACAGCTAATGTAACCTTTGACGCTCCTTCAAATCCTACTACAGGACAGTACATTGCTATTCTTTGCATACAAGATGCAGGAGGCTCAAATACAATTGCTTGGAACGCCGTATTTGAATTTACGGGAGATACAGCCCCAACGGCTACTACAACAGGAGCGAGGGGTGATTTGTTCACATTTAGATACAATGGTGCCAAGTGGCTTGAAGTTGGAAGAAACCTTAACTTAGTATTATCATAGAAGTATAAATAGTAGAACAAGGAAAAAATATGGCCGTACCAAATACAAAAGCAACATTAAAAGAGTATTGTTTAAGAGCATTAGGTAAACCTGTAATCGACATAAATGTTGATGATGACCAGGTTGATGATAGAATAGATGAAGCTATACAATATTTTGCACAATATCATGTTGATGGTGTTGAAAGAATGTATTTAAAGTATCTAGTAACTGCTGCTGATATTACTCGTATGACTACAGATAGTACTGAATCGGTAACTGAAAATTCTGTTACAACATCATGGAAGACAGGTAATAACTTTCTTATAGTTCCTTCTACAGTAATTTCTGTTGTTAATGTATTTCCTGTGTCTGACCGTTCAAACTTAAATATATTTGATGTTAAGTATCAGTTAAGATTAAATGACTTGTATGATTTTTCATCTACAAGTATGGTACATTATCAAATGACAATGCAACATTTAGATTTTATTGACCACATATTAGTGGGAGAAAAACCAATGAGATTTAATCATCTATCAAACAAACTATTTCTTGATATGGATTGGAACAACGACATTGACGCTGGAGAGTATTTAATTTTTGAAGTTTTTCGTAAATTAGATCCTGCAACGAGTGTAGATATGTTTGATGACCTATATTTAAAAAGATATACAACAGCACTAATCAAAAGACAATGGGGACAAAACCTTTCAAAGTTTTCGGGCACTGCTATGTTAGGCGGAGTTACTCTTAACGGACCTGAACTATTTTCTTCTGCTATTGCTGAACAGCAAAAGTTAGAAGAAGAAATTAGAAGTAACTACGAAGAACCTGCCCATATGCAACAAGGATAATTAAATGCCAACTAATGTCTATTTCGACACAGGCACAACATCTGAGCAAAGACTATATGAAGATTTAATTATAGAACAGCTCAAGATTTATGGCCAAGATGTCTATTATTTACCTAGAAAGATTGCCAACAAAGATACAATCTTTGGTGAAGATCCTGCAAGCTCATTTGATGATTCTTATATCATAGAAATGTATGTAGATAATACTGATGGATATATGGGTGAACAAGAAATTATCAAGAAGTTTGGTTTAGAGTTACGAGATGATATTACTTTTACTGTTTCTAAATTAAGGTGGGAAACTTTAATATCAAACAATAGTGATTTACAAACTACATTAAGACCTAATGAAGGCGACTTAGTTTATTTTCCTACAACAAAGGCATTTTTTCAAATACAGTTTGTTGAACATGAACAACCATTTTATCAACAAAGTGCATTACCAACTTACAAACTATCATGTACTAAATGGGAATATAGTTCTGAAAGAGTTGATACAGGCATTGCAACTATTGACGCTACAGAAGATTCGTTATCAACTGATACTATGCAGTTTCAGTTTAGTTTAGAAAATGAAACTGGTGCATTTGTATTAGAGAGTTCGGTTGGTGCGATTAATTACTTTATTAATGAGAGCTTTACAATGGCAACACAACAACCAGTAGACCAAGGGCAAGCCTTTGAAACTGCTGCAGGAACAAATACATCAGCAACTGGTGATGATATATTAGACTTTAGTGAAAGAAATCCATTTGGAGAGGTTGACGAATACTAATGTTTGGATCTCATTTTTATCATAAACAAATTCGCAATACTGTAATTGCCTTTGGTACAATCTTTAATAATATTAATATTAAGCGATTAGATTCTAGTGGTAACCCTTTACAGAATATTAGAGTACCTTTATCGTATTCTCCTAAAGAAAAGTTTATTGCAAGACTAGAACAACAAGCAGACTTAACTGGATCAGATTCAAGTGTGTCAATAAGTTTACCTCGTATGGCATTTGACATTACAGGATATGCTTATGATGCTTCAAGAAAGTTAAATAAGAATCAAAAGATTAATAAGGTTACAACAAACTCTGATACAACAAAATTAAATACTCAGTATATGCCTGTACCGTATGATGTAAAATTTGAGTTAAATGTTTTTACGGCAACTTCAGATGATGGTTTACAAATTATAGAACAAATACTTCCATACTTTCAACCTGATTATACAGTAACTATGATTGAAAATTCTACAATGGATACAAAAAGAGATATACCCTTTATTTTAGAAAGTGTTAATTATGATGATAGTTACACAGGATCACTAACAACATTAAGAAGAATAACATATACTTTAAGTTTTACAGCAAAGATATATCTATATGGACCTATCAGTACATCTGCTGTAATCAAAAAAGTATCTGCTGACTTATATACTGATACGGCAGACCAAGCACCATCAAGGTCAGAGAGAGTTACAGTTACGCCTAATCCAACATCTGCTGATAAAGATGATACATATACATATACAACAACACTTGAATTTTTTGATGATGGTGAAAACTATGATGAATCAACTGGTGACGACAAGTAATTAAAAGGATTTTAACATGAGTGAGATTGACGATAAATTAAATGAGGTTTTAAATATTGCAACCGAGGTTATACCAATAGAGGTTGCTGAAGAAAAAAAAGAAATAGTAATACCAACAGATAAAGATCCTGATATTGATTTTGAAACTGGTAGAGCAAATCTCTATAAACTAATTGAAAAAGGCAATGAAGCAATTGATGGTATTCTGAATATAGCAAAAGAAGGAGAACATC